TGTTTTTTATTACTTTGTTTTATACGATCAACGAATATTATACTCACTAGAAGTGCAACTATCATGAAAAGACAAATCGAATAAACCAATGGATGCGTCATTATTAATACATGACAAACTAATTTCACTCTACACATACTAAGAACACACACATCCTCCCCGGATTATAACCACCACCTCTATCAAATGATAAGTATGTCTTTTTTGTAAATTCTTCTTTCTTATAACCTATCTGTATCTTTCTCTGATCGGAGCCACGATAAGTGTGGGCTAACTTATATGTATAGTTCTTGTCTTATTTACCTTTTCCTTTGTACCAGTTTCATTCGAAAATATCTCAAAGTCCCGAAGCATTCTTTTACCCACTTGTGCAATTGGTTCATGACTCAAACACGCCATCGCCCTTAAAGAAGACCCAAATACATCAAACTCTATACACTCATCACCATTTATAGATACAAAACTACGAGCCAGTAAAATGAACCCCATAAAAACATACATATATCTTGTCTCTATGACACACCGCTTCTCCGATAACTGAAATAATAAGTCCTCTAACCACTCACAAAAAGATAATTCCTTTTCATTTGATACTAGTCTAAAAGGGTCCAGCTCATTTAATACATGTTTATTTGGTTTATGTTTCAGTATTACACCAAATAAATCAACCATTCTCCTCTTATCCCTCCTTATAAATGCCGTCCATAGAAGCATCGCGATCCCAGAATCTCCACGAGATGGAAGTGAGAATCCTAAACCAAAATCAAATAAGCCTATCTTATTATTCGCATCATCTTCTTCGTCCACCATATACAAAAAATTTCCATCATGCATGTCCGTATGAACATGACCACAGTATACCATCCAAAAATAAGATATCATAAGTTTTTCACTCATATCTCTTAGGTACTCCGGGTAATTCTCTTGTATCTCCTTATATGTAAAGCCATGTATTCGTGTCATTACCATACAGCCCTTCTTGACATACTTCATATTAGGCAAAGTTACAAAATCCAAGTCCGATAAAATCAATCTTATTTTCTTATAATTATCAAACTCCTTTTCATAATAAAATTGATCCCGTATCGCATCTAAAAAGCCCTCCAAGTCTATCGCAAATCTCAACTGGAATATACGAACCCCATATATAAAATTTTTCCAATAAACATACTCTCTCTGAAAATTTTCTAATACACCCTTTCTATGAATCTTTACTACATAATCCACACCATCTATTGTTATACAGTGAACCTGAGATATAGAACCCGATCCCAAAATTACCGGATCTATCATCATATTCATATAAGAACCCAACTCGTTTCTCAAAATATCATATACTTCCCTGTATGAATTTGTATATTTTATATTCTTCTGTAATGGTCTTAGAGCATTTATCATATTTTCCGATAAAATATCATCTCTATGACTTAGCCATTGTCCCATTTTTATAGCAATAACACCTCTTTTCTCAATTGTATCTGTAAATTCTCTCGCATTTAACGTGTCACTTATATAATTGTCTAATGTCCCCCTATAATAATGATATATATACTTGGAAATTTTTATGATATCACTCATTTCTTAACCATACTTTTTTATGTCCCATAAAATTTATATACGAAAATTCCAATATAGAAATTCTATGTGATAATCCACAAAATAATATAATCTCTCGCAATGATATTTTATTGTTTTTACTTCCAATATTCTTTGCCGCGAGTATCTGTAACTCGTCTAGTTTGATCTCCTTTTCCTTGTTGTCCCACCCCACGATTTCTACTGATTTCCTATAAGGATATGTATGATCCTCATTAAAAGTATATCTATAATCAGACAAATGTTTAAATGACTCATTTAGACGAAATTTTTTCCATTTGATTTGAAAAGTATGTTTCAAATTAAATAAAGTATCTTTCATCATAAACCATAACCATACGATATGAAAAAATATGAAAGATACGACATCTCTTCTTAAAGCTCTCATATTGTCTTCTTCACAAATATACCCCCGCACATTATTCAAAATATCACGTGTTTTGTCTAAAACAAATACAACTGTTCCCAAAACACCCTTTGCCATTGATTCAAATGCCACCGGAATACCATTTCTCGGATTTCGAGAAAATATAGGAGTCTTGATGATTCCCTGAAGGAATAGTTTCTTTATACTCTCAACACTACTATGTATATTCTCTCTTAAAAATCCAACAAGTTTATTGAAGACCATAATAATACTCAAACAAAAATAGATTTAAGGTAATTTTGGTAATTTTGGTAATTTTGGTTCATTACATTTTCGATACAATGTCAATCTCCAGGTCTTCCGCATTTACTTCAATTTTAGTATTACGATTCAATGTTCTAACCAACACAAATGGCAACTTCTTTGCTTCAACTTCCTTTTGAAAGATAATGGCAGGAGTATCATCTGGATCAACGGGAACAAATGGAGGCATTCCGTCTTCCAATTGCTGAAGACGTACCCCTCTAATACGTGTAAATTCATAGTGTGTCATTCTAGGAGAAGTATTCATTAGTATAATGACAATATAGAATTCTTAATCATTTTAATCACTTTAATCATTTTTTGTTGGGAATTGGTAAATCGTCTCTGTTTTATGATATTCGGGTGATACCCACGCCATTTTACAATGGCAACACAAGTAAATATATTTCATATCCTCGTTGTTATATCTAATATAAATCACCTCTGAATTATTCTTTGAATTACATTCGTTATTTGGACAGGTAATGTTTTTTACACGAGGTAGAGTTGGATCACGAAATGTATACTTGTTTATAAACAAGTCGTAGAAAACCTTTTCGTTACCACCATAATTCGCTCTATATACACATGCAGTCTTTGTATCATCGCATCCCTTGTCCTTTTTACAAGGGCCACATTTATAAATGAGTTTATCATCATCGTTTACATCAAGAGACATCATGTTATCACAAACATCGCAGAACTCCATATCACTTACTTACATATGTAAAGATTTCTTACATCATTTTTATATCGCTCGAAAAAAAATAACTTAGACAGTAGATTCAATTGCCTTTGTTTCCTTTTTATACTTTTGTTTTACTTCGTTTTTCATCTTCATAATAACCTCCTTTTTCCAATCCTCGGTAACATATTTTTTTTCAGGTTTATCATCTTCGAGTTTCCCACCCTCACTTTCTTCTTCGTCATATCCTCTTATCTTATTCTCGACATTCAAAATACTTCCTTTATATTGCATTTGCTGAGACTCCCTAATTGAAGTTACATAGTCATAAATCGTTTGTATAGTTGACAGTTTCATATCATTAAATTTAACAAAAGTACCATTCTCATTTTCCATATAACGAATATCGTCCTTCTTTATACATTCTAAAATCTGATCGTGTTCACTCGCAGATAAACATCCTATATCCTCTACAAGTTTTTTTGCATTCTGTTCACTAAGTTCAAAGACAGCCATTACTTATCATCCTAACACTGCTTTAAACACTTTTGGATAATAAATCTTTTCTTCTTATATTACACCTCTTATTATATATACCTTTGACATCATCTAGAAGAACTCCTCTAAGACAATTCACATAATCATCTGTTACATTTCTACTTGTAAATGACTCGAAGGATTCTCCAACAACCATGCGAATAATAAAATATACAGAATACATTCCACATTCGGAACTCGATTTCTGATGTGAGCGATTGTTAACTTTAATCATCCAAGTTCCAGATCCATGTATTTCATCCCCCTCTTTCTTAAGTCTTTCCATGAATACACTTACCTCCTTATGAGGCAATGATCCGAAACTATCATAAAAGAAAATTGTTCTCTTTTTTATATCAACATACAGGGCATTCCAATGTTTTCCTGGAAGATGTGAGGGGTCTGTATTTAATATAGTTCCAAATGACGTATATTTATTCACAATGTCTTGCATTTTATATTTACAAAGTCCACTTACTACACAATTTCCATATATATCCTTCCTTTCAAAGTCTAATGATGTAGCATTTTCAAAATGAAAGCCCTTATACTTCTTTTCAAAGTATTTCATAATCCTGTCAAGTGTAAAATTATCAAGCCACGTGTGATCATTTATATTCCACTCTTCGGGTACATCTGTAGCAAAACGCCTTTTTACAAGTGCATTATCTCCCCACGCTTTTTCATCATCACCCATCTTGATCCGAATGTTATTCCATAACTCCTTTTTAGTACTACCAAGTTGTATTATATCATTGGGATTTTCATCATTCCATTTTGTTGCAATCTCAATCAAATCCTTTTTTTTGTAACATGTATTCTTTTTCTTAAGGTCCCAGCACATCCTTTTTGTGTATTTTGTAGTGGCATATCGTCCTTTTCTTTTCTTTGTGTTACTTATCTGACTTTTTTGATTTTTTTTTGTATTAAATGACATTTCACTATATTAAATGTACAAAATCTTTCAATCATGGATTTTTATTTATCTCAACTCGAAGAGACATACAATGATATTAGTCTCGAAAGGAATAGAGAAAGAAAGGAAACGAACCATGTCATACTTGCGTGTTTAGAGGAATCTTTGTGCATTACAAAAAAAGATCTAAACGATTTCCACCAAAAGAGTGAAAGAGCCAAAGATTTGTTCAACATAATATCACTTAATGGGGAAATTGAAGTTTATCAAAAGAAACTTAAGCAGATGAAATCAACGAAAGATGCGTGTGAAAAAATAATACAAGAGTGTCTTGAATATGAAAATCATATAGAAAGACAGAAAATTCGTATTCAAGAAAAAATAAGAGTGGCAGAGCAGTATAAACATGATATTAATCAAATGAGAAAAAGCATGGTGGATTGCTCTTATTCATACAAATATCACATTTCCCACATGATACCCGGTTTTGTTGAGAGTCTCCTAAAAAGTAGTTGTTTATAAATTCCATCCTACAAAGTCTCGTATTGTTAATATATGAGCTCATGACTCTCATTTTGGCTTCTTGCTGGGCTCTTAGATAAGGGTTGGTCATCATTTTAAGAAAGTGTTTGTTCACAACAAAATCACCACTTGACCACAAAACCAAACAATTCCCATCAAGCCCGGGACTTCGTGCTGCCCTTCCGATCTCCTGGCAATACGATTCAATATCTCGTGGGACCCCATAATGGATAATCGTTTCTATATCCGGGATATCAACTCCCATTCCAAATGCAATCGTTGCACCAATTACATTTATTCTTCCGCTTGTAAATTGGTCTTGTATTTTCGTTCTTTCTTCGCTAGAAAGTCCAGCATGATAATACCCCGTTAAATAACCCCACATTCGAAGATAATTTGCAATCTTTTCCGTATCTTTCTTTGTCTTACAATATATTATCGTCTTTCCATTAATGAATTCTCTTATAATCTGCATCGCCTTTTCGAAACTTTTCCTCTTTATTACACTCAAATACAAGTCGTCTCTATTCGGAGAAATATGAATACGTAATGGGTCACTTAACTTTAATTCACTTATGATTTTGTTCACCGTACTCTTAGTTGCCGTACCTGTTACAGCCATTATGGGCGGGCTTTTTCTAAACAATTCCTTTATTGTATTGAGTTGAGTATAACTCGATCTGAAATCAGACCACGATGTTATACAATGACATTCGTCTATTGCAATAAGACAAATGTGCTTTTCCATACCTCGAATCCAATCACTCCGAGAAATAAAACTCTCTGGAGTCATATATAAAACACACGATGTTTCACCGGAATAAATACTCCTTTTCTCATCGTAGGAAAGAAGTACTCCATTTGAATCATGAATATCCTGATTTCCAAACGAAGCAAATGTACGGCAAATCGCCGAATATCGTCTCTGTTGGTCTTTCATTAGAGATACCAATGGTGATATTACGATTACCGTCTTTTCCTTGATTAAATGAGGGGCTATGTAACATATACTTTTACCAAATCCTGTAGGCAACACACCAATTACATCTCTATCATCTAATACAGCTTTGAGAATTTCCTTTTGTTCCTTTTTAAATGAAGGTATGTTCAATATACCACATAAATACTTTAAGGATACCCTTTGTTTCATCTTGACTTTTATTAAATAATCACTGTGGATTCATTTTTTTGTTAACGTTGTTTTGGAGCCAAACACATCTTAATATCACCCAAATTACCAACACTATAACATATTATTAAAGGGTAGTCGTTTTTTAAGTAAACTTGTATTGTTTGACATAAGTTTGTGCATTTTGTAAAAAGTGTAAGGTATTTTAATGAAAATACACCTTGAACAATCTCTATATCATCTTCTTTAGCCACAACGGACATACCACCATTTGCCGATTCTCCCAAAATAGTCTCTTGTTGAGCAAAATCTCCCTTGCAAGTTAATATGAGTTGTCCAGCCACAGACTTTATCTCAATCTCCTCTGAAATATTATTCATATCTCTACATAGCTTCTGAAAATCCGACGATTTCATACTAATAACGGATGTGAATTGTGCGGGGGGAACTCGAATATTCTCGTTACTAAGATCCATGAGATTTAATTTAAAAGTAGTAGATGCCTTCTTCATATCATTTTCAATCTTTATACCAAGGTGATTCAAATCGTTATTTTCAACAAACAAAGTTAATGTATCATTATTTGTAATTGTCTTGATAAGTTTGAAGAAATTAACCATATTAACACCAATAATTTGTTTATGAGTACAGTGAAACTGTTCAAAATTCTCATTATTAAGATTCATATGTACCAAAGTAGTGTGTGTTGGATCCATTGACAAAATACGAATGCCTTCGGGACTAAATTCAATATTAGTATCTGGTAAAATTTCTTTAACGGCTTCTATTGTACACTTTAATATTATAGACTGTATTGTTACAACATATACAGAAAATGAATCTGCACACACTGTCTCCATTAAGGATGATTTTCAAATGTCTTTTAAGTAAGTTTGTTCGACTATATATGTGGTAATAAAAAAATCATATACTTGTATAAAATGAATTTCTCAAATATATTGGGTAGTACGATTGAAAACTATCTTGACAATGACACCAATAAGAAAAATAAACCAATCTCATTTTACTTCATCAATGTTATCGTATTCGCCATTATGCTTGTTATTGTTGCCTTTTTTGGAAAATATCTATGGAATCGCTTTTTAGCTGGTGCTGAAAAAGGCGAAGGGTATTTTACTTTTATAAAGCCAGTCCCCTCTCTCTTTCATGTAATTGTATTATACATTGCCATTGGTCTTTTCTTTCGAGGATAATTTTACAGTAAAATTATTATAATACTTGTAAATGCCCGGGGATCTTAACACAAATAATAGATATACAATAACGGATCTGATATGGATGTTTAATTACTATGCTGGTAAGGAAAACTATGAGCACGCAGATATATCTGGACTAGATGAATTTGGGGATTCCCTCGAAGATAAAATGAGTTACCTCTCTAATTATTTATTAGGAACTCCTGGTTATTTTGTAGAGCCCGAGCCGGAACCCGAACCAGAACCAGAACCAGAACCAGAACCAGAGCCTGAACCCGAACCAGAACCTGAACCACCTATTATACTTGAATTCGCTATATATAACAATGATATACGTTTTAGACAAAACAAAGATATTGCGGATATAGGTATTACAAGTGCGTTATTTAAAATAGAAGGAATATCAAGCTTTAATCATTCAAGCGAATTAAATTCTCACTTAGATGCCTCCGGATGGTATGTTCAATCATATTATACATCTCCTTCCACATTTAATTTCCTAATGTGGTCTAATACACTAAATCCGCTTCAAAAAACACCATATCAACCATATGGCAATGTTCTTTATGTATTTGATACACCTCCGACAAATATAACACTCTTAAGTTGTTCCGCTATATTATATGAGAGGTCACAAAATATCACAAACTTGACTGTAGTTGTTGATATAAATGAGTTATATGAACCCGAACCGGAACCCGAACCGGAACCTGAACCCGAACCGGAACCAGAACCCGAACCTGAACCAGAACCCGAGCCTGAACCAGAACCCGAGCCTGAACCAGAACCCGAACCAGAACCAGAACCCGAGCCTGAACCAGAACCCGAACCTGAACCCGAACCTGAACCCGAACCTGAACCCGAACCCGAACCTGAACCTGAACCTCAGCCAGAACCAGAGCCAGAACCAGAAACCGAAAGTCCTTACGAACCCGAGCCTGAACCAGAACCTGAACCTGAACCTCAGCCAGAACCAGAACCTGAGCCAGAACCAGAGCCTGAACCCGAACCGGAACCAGAACCAGAGCCTGAACCCGAACCGGAACCAGAACCAGAGCCTGAACCCGAACCAGAGCCACTTTGGATTGGTAATGTAGCTTTTATTGAAGGGGTATTATTTGATGGGTCGGGTTTCATATTCTCACACGACGAAGGAGATGCACGGGCGGAAAGCTTTTCATCTGGCACATATGATAACTTAGGAATTGATATATATAATGGTTCTTATCCAGGACTTGTTTCCCCCGAAAGTAATCTCATTGGAAGAGCACTTGTCTTACCACATAGTAATGAGAGTAGTTTCATACGATTAGAACCACCTGTTAATAACGAGACATATGAGTCTATGAATTACCAGTTTTATTCAGTATGGAAACATATAGATGATGTTATTTATGATGACAACATAAATAAAATGATACATAATATAGATAGCACGAATTATACCCTAGATTCAAATAAATCGTACAGGATAATTTTCGAGGATGAATTAACTCCTAGGAATATATTATTACAGGGAGAACAGTTGTTAATTTCACCGGATAGATCATTTTTGAATTCGGAAATTAAAGGTAGATTATTTGCCTTTATGACTGGAATATAATTATGAGCTAAAACTCAGTCCAGCCATTCCGGACATGATTCTTAAAATATTGTAATTTACCGAGTATACACTTACATTAAACTTGTATTCTGGAACATTTTCACCATTCTGGAGTTTTCTTTTAACATCTACTGTTTCAAGTTCAAGTTGAATATTTTTTATTCTGGACATGTTACACGCTCCTGATGGCTGATACTTTGTAGGGTCTAAAGAGAAAGAATATACATAAACTCCCTTTTTGTCAATCTTTAAATCGTGTTGATATGGCTGAACATGTTCAAAGTACATATTATCCATAGAACTATATCTCTCGATACCATTGAATAAAAGTCTACAGTTTTCAATAATATTCTCCTTGTAATAATTAAAATTGAATTTTGTTGGAATCAATGGCGTAGCGAGTTCTTGATAATTTCCGTTAGAGTCCATGACGGGCTCTCCTTGATCATCAACTTGATAAAAAAGTTCATCTTGATTTGATGCACCTACAAAGTCTAGATAACTATCTGAGCCAGGTGGAATAAATTCATGAAGCCAGTTTGTATAGTTATTATGAGAATTTACATTTGATACAATATCATCTCTTTGAGCTAACCATATCATATACTTTACGGGGTGTTCGAGTTTTAATTCGAGTGAACTCGTACCCAAAACTCCCAGAAACTCCTTTTTGAATGTTTGCTCAATAAGATATTCGTGGGACCCCCGTGCGAATCGTTCTCTTTCTTCCTTATCTAAAAATACGTAATTTACTAATAAATGAGTATCCATGTTCCATGTAGAGGCGAGTGTAGAGTTAGAAAGATCATCACCTCTCTTAAATGTTGTATTGACAATGTCTGTTAAGAAATTGCCAATATGATGATGATTTTGACCCGCGACAGGTCTGCGTCTTTGTCCTTTTTGTGCACCCGCTATACCATCTCTTGTTTCAATAATAGTATATAGTTCCGTAATTTTTCTTAATTCGACTTCCAATTGAACTTCGTGATATTGCAAAGAGATGAGTGGAAGAGCAAGTCCTGGATTTGTGTTGAACCAAAATGGCAAGGGAACATAAAGTCTTCTACCTACAATAGAAGGTTGCTGTAAATAAGGATTAGAAGTAAAAACTGTAATTTTAGTGGCGTCCTGGGGGTCATCCGTCAAACCCGGGTTTAAGGTAGAAGTAGGATACGTACCACCGCGTATACCATTATATTGTGGCATTGAGACATCGGGTACATTGCCAATCATATGATCAAAATGAGATTTGGCTGCGTTGTCACAAAAGATTTCATGCCAAATTTCAATCCATTCTCCATACATATCACTAATTTGACTTCCTCCAATTGAGAGTGAGACCTTTTTTATCATACTCGTCCCTAAAGATGATATCCACCAGAATTTATAGTCTATTGATTCACCACTCTCATTGTCGTATCCCGAATAAATATCTGGAATATTAATCACAAAATACATCTTATTGATAAGATCTCCACTTCGTGGTAGTTTACAACGCATCTGAACGTTCAAGTCATACGAAAGTTCTGTTTGTCCTTCGAAATCAACACGAATCGCTTCCATAGAATAATTTGTGTAACGCTTGTAAACGGCTTTGAAAAATGTCATTTGAGGATTTCCGTTCAAGTATTGGTTTTGTGCTCCATACGCGGCAAGTTGAATAAGTCCACCCGCCATTCTTATAAATATAAGGAGAAGTTTCCTTATATAAAATATCATGCTTCCATTTGAGATTCACAACAAGGAAATTGAAAAACTTTTGATGAAAACTCCTATAAATGATAATGAGGCGATTAGTAACTTTGATGAATTTATTATTCATGGAGAAAAGTCAATATTTTATATATTTGCATATCGTTCTTTTACACAACTTACATTACGTATAAGTGGTAATGTTATTAGGAATGAACAAGAACTTCAAGATATAATGGGTATTACCAAACGTGATTCGGAGTTTATTTTTCTAGTGTTATCTGATTCAAAATATTGTGAAATCACACTTGAGAGCTATATGGATTCTCTACGTTATCTTGATAGAACAACTATAGAAAAATTATTTTATTATTTCTTTGATTTTCACAACGATGCTCTTAAAGACATCTTAAATGATACTCGTCAAGATACTTGGATAGATACAGGTAAGGATATTCAAGAAAATATATCGGAACCATTTGATTTCGCGGGGTTTACAAATTATATTGTTAGTGGAATAATATACCCTTTTAAGAGGTTGGTTGATAGCAGAATGACTTCAGAGTTATCAGACTGGAATAAGGTTGAAAATGATATAGATGACATCAATGATGATGACGACGAATATGAAGCCGAATATGAAGACGAAAAATGCGATGATATAGGTTCGTTTAGTGTAAGAATAAAACGGTTAGCCATTGGGTCCCTTGTTATTTTCTCATCGATTCTCATAAAAATGATTATACGGTCGAGAATTAGCAATTAGGCATGAAGCAGGGAATTGTAATTGAAAGGATACACTCTAGAAATGATATAGTTCATATATACATTCGTTCTTCAGATGATAAAGTATATTTCACATCGGAACATAAGTATCTTGTTCCTTTTCAGCGAGTTGATTTTGAAGAAAATACTACAGAAACATATGATAAAATTTTCAAGCTACCTTATTGGTTAGACGATAATACGGAGATTTATAGTGCACATAATGTAATTGGTGGGAAAATTGAAAAGGAAAAGTCTATTATTGGAGGTCGCTTGTGTTTATCGAGTAAAACGAGATGGGGTGTCAATTCCAAAGGTATGAAAAAATACTCGTTTATTCCTTGTTGTCGTTCACATTATCCTACATACTGTGTTGCTTCTATAAAGGAGCCCACTCAAATTGATGAATATGTACGTGTAGAGATCATACCTTGGAATGTCGATGAGTCAACTATGCCTATGGGTATATTGGTTGAGACTTTGGGAAAAGTAACAGATGAGTCGTGTTATATTAAGACTCTTTTATCGGGTTATTTACTAGCCACACGGTCACGCAATAAAATCTACAAGAAATACTTACCGGATTATGTAACATCAAACCATGAATCTCTGTGTATCGAAGATACATGGATAGATGTACCTTCGTATTCTATTGATCCTCCAGGGTGTATCGATATTGATGATGCACTTTCTTTCAATGAGGATACAAATGAACTTGCGGTTCATATCGCTTCACCAGATGTACTTGATAAATCTGATTTACTAGATGAAAGTATAAAACATCAAACGAAGACAATATATGTATCGGATTCACCACTTCACCTTCTTCCAAATAGTATCGTAAATGAATTCTCACTCTTTGAGGGAGAAGTAAGACCGTGTTTATCCGTTGTATTTCCTAAATATGATGCTCCTAGAATAATTAGAACGCGGATCAAAGTCACGAAAAACCTATCATACGATGACCCCCATAATTCAGATATAGATAAGCTCATACGAGCCATTCAGGATAGATTTGGATTTACAGATGATCCCCATGAACTTGTTGAGAAATGTATGATTCAAGCCAATTGTTTTGTAGCAAATACACTCATAAAGCAAAATATCAAAAGTCTCTTACGTGTAGCAAAAAAGGGCGAAAGAGCGTGGTATAAATTGGGAACCTCAAATGACGTTCACGAATATTTCGAGTCGCTATATACACACTTTACGAGTCCATTGCGTAGATATTCTGACCAACTTGTTCATCAAGTGCTGATAAAGAATAGACCAATTCTGTTATCAGATATTCATGCTCTTAATCGTTCACAATTAATGCATTCTCTTTTCATCTCAGAGGTTAATATAATTCGAAGAATACCTACCGAAGGCGTGTCTATGACACTACACGGAGTCATGATAGATGTCCATAATAACTATGGTAGAATCCAAATAGAAGATGGTATTATACTATCAATTCCATTATTCCGTCATAGTGTTATTGATTACTTTGACGTAACAAAGAATATAGAAAAGAATATAGCACGGATATCATATTTTCCAGATACAAATTACTATTACGAATGGGAATTAGGAAAATCTACTACATGTCAGATATTCTGGAATAAAACTGAAGGTCTACAAGGTGTACTCTATGCGTGGACGGAACCACCTATTCAAAATTGGATACAGTCACTTATTTAAAATAATCTTGATATTCTTAGAATTCTTAGAATTCTTAG